CAAGCACTCTGGTATCTCTGCTAAAAAATAAATTATTCGCCATAGTATTCTCCTATGTTATCTTGAAAAGGCTAGGACGTGAACGTTTGTTCTTGCCTGCATTTTCGCTAGTAGCGAACCTCGACTAGGACTTCTCCTACGCCAAGAGGCTCTAGTACACCTTCATCAGTGTCAATACTGACAATAGTAATTTGGTGTGTGGTATGTTCTGCTCCAAGTCTATCAGTATACTTTAAAGCAGAATGTGTTTCTATCACTGTTTCGACATCTTCTAATAATCTATCTAATTCATCAACTGAATCTTCTGATCTTACATAACATCGAATTGTAATACTTAAAAATCTGTGCCGCTGTCCTGCTCCTAAGTATTCTCGAGTTTCTGATCCTGCGTTTAAATGCACGGCAGGAAACTGATCAACTTCATCCCAGAACTTTAGTCTTGGTTGAACATTATTATCGACATCAGATAAAAATTGTCCAGTACCGTTTATTTCTTTTAGTTTTTCTACGAGAGCTGCAACTACAGACTGTCGTCGTGTTGCAAAATTTCTTTGTGTCATTTAGACTCTCCTCGTATAAAATCTTCCTAAAGCAAACTGTGCTGCGATCTCTCTTATAGATCTATCAATCAGCTTTCTTGGGTCTCTTTCTGGGGTTGCCCAAGGTGCTGATCCTACTCCCATCTCATATACTTGATATGGATTTTTTGCATATGTATAACCAAAACTCGGCATGCCTTTTGGAGTTTGTATTACATCTGTAAGTTTAACACTCTCTGCAAATCTGCCTGTTCTATTTTGTAGTCCTGGTCTTTGCATATTTTTTCTTACAACATCTGGTAAACTTTTATTTATAATTCCTATTAGTCTCAAGGGACTACTTGCTAAACTCCTTCTTACAGGCTTACTACTTGTTTTTGGAGTCTTTGCACTTTTACCATCACTAAAAACTTTTTTTGTACCTTTTCGTTTTGCTACAGAAATTGATGCTTTTTTTGCGGATTCTTTAATAGCTGTATCAAATCCTTTAAGTTTAATATTTTTATTTCCCTCTAAAGGTTTTTTCATTGCTAATAAAACTTTTTTCTGCCTACGTGTTACAGGACTATCTGAGCCTTCTAATGTTGCCCATTCAGTTCCTATTCTATCGCACACTTGTTGCAATGACTTATTTAAATTATCAATTTCTCCCTTAGTCATGGAAGCTCTATTTAAAGCTTTTGATTCCATGCTAACACCAATTTTATCTTTTGGCGGTCCAATTTTATCTCTATTAAACTGCCATTTTATTTGTGCATCTAACTCTTTTATGACTTGCTGTGCAAGAGCTCCTCCACCATCTAAACCTTTTATTATTTCCATTGCCTCATTAACTTTTGCGGCTCTTTGCAATGCAACAGAAGATTCTTCATCGTGTCCAATATCTAAAAAACCTTTTCTAGCATTAATTAGTTCTCTTTCACTTTTGCTTCCTCTATTAAGTTCTTTTAACTTTTTATTTAATGCTTTTATTAGAGGTCTTTGTGCAATTTGTTTTGCACGTTTGAATGTTTTAAATACATTAGCAGTTTTACCTGGTTTTGTTGCAAGAACAAAACTAAAGTTTGTCTCTGTTCCTTGTCTTTCAGAAAGAAGTGTCATTTTACGATTGTTATTATATATACTTGGATCAAATTTAGTATATAATCGTTTACACATCTCTAAAACTTCAGTTTTAATAAGTGTTAAAGTTGCTGGAGTTGGATCTTTTCCGCCTTCTCTAGCTTTCATTTCTGCTATTACTTGTTTTTCAATATCGTTTGCGCTAATTTTTACTTCGTGTATTTCATAATCACTGACTTCTCTTCTATATTCTTCTGAAGTTGCATATATTTTTTCTGCAACTTCGTTTAGTATCTTTTCAATTTCTGGTCTTGCCATTAAAAATTCTTATATAAGTCTAGTACACGTTTTATATGATCAGGAAATGCAACATTATTACGTTGACTACTTGATGCCTGATTCTGTATACTAGCTCCTGCGATTGTCTGTCGCTGTTTGTGTTCGTCTCTCAAATAGTATGTTATCAAATCAAAAATTGCAAGTTTTAAATCTTCTGGAGTACTTGCGTATCCTGCTTTGTAAACTACTTTTACTGCACCTGGTCCTCGAGGCCAGTTTTTATACGTACTACCATCAGTCGTACGAATTATACTATCTGTTTTTTCATCTAAAAAGTATTCATATGCACCTGTAGTAAGAGTAGTATAAGCTTCTCTATAAGTACCTCTTATTTGTACAAGAGATACTTCAACCACTGGACTTTCAGTAAGTTGTACTGCATAAGTTTCGTAGTCAATATTAAATGTTTCTGTTTTATCAACAGAATAAAAATCAATAATACTATTTCCACAATAAGTCTTTACTAATTGACTCACAGATGTTATTAAGCTATTTATCTGCAAATCATCTTTTGCAGACTGCAAGCCTTCCGCTTCTTTATATTCTGCAAGTGTTATTAAGTTTGCCATTTATAAGTCCATTAGTAAAGCCTTTGGGGAGGCGAACCTCCCCTCGGCCATATTATTATCCTAACTATTAGGAGTAAGGTAATCTTATTGAAGGTTGGTTAGTACCAGACCCTGCTACAAGTTCCTCGAATCCTAGAGATTGTGTCGCAACAATCACATTACGCTGATTTGCTACTTCATAATCTGTTTCTATGTTTACGCCTCGTAAACGTGGCATTACATAGTTTCCAGTGTATACTGCTAGTGCTGCAGTTGATGTTGCTGCTCCAGCTGCTGCTAGGTTTTGTGCTAGTTGGTCTGTTGCGATTACTGGTGAACCGAATACAGTACCTACTAAGCCAGTAAGCTTACCAGCAAGTGCTTCGCCAACTTCTGACACATCTGTAAAGCCAGTTGCATCAATTAACTGATAGTATCCATCAGTTGGGATTATGTATGCTACGTCTAATGGACGTAAACCATACTTACCCATTTGAGCACGCATAGCCATCAAAGTACCTGGAGTTACTTCTTGTCCTGTACTTGCATCAATATTAGTGCCTGTTGCTGCAGAGTTAGCCACTGCTGCTGAAGCTGCTGCATAACCATTTGTATCGTCAGTTCCGCTTGCTCCTACAAGACCTTTGGTGAATCCGCCACCACCAACTAAGATTGCTTTATCGATTGCAATTGCATGAGCTCTTGCTAATCCACTTTGAATAAGTGGCAAGAAGTTTACAATTACTTGCTCATCAGTATTATTGTCAATGAACTGTGAAGAAATTAATCTGTGTGCATTTAATACTTTTTGAGTGATAGTAAACTTATCGTTGCTTGCGCCTGCATCTTCTAACAAGTTACCACTTACGGCACCTGTTGTTGCAAAGTTTGCGGGCTCAACATCAGGAGTGATTGGCAATACAGTTGCACCTGAGGTTACTGCAATTTCACGGAAAAGAGGAGCAACTCTCATTTCTTGACGTACTTCTTCTTCAAAAGTAGTGCTGATAGTAGTCTCAAGAGCTGTAAGTGATGCTGCTCCTGGTACTGCTACGCCTGCTTTTTCCATAAGATCTTTTGCAAAGTCAGTATCAAAACCTTTCTTCGTAATTTTTCCAAGAATGTGAGCTTGAACAAGTTCATTTTCATATCCTTTCATATCACCTTTGCCACGTCCTGCAAACGACTTCTTGCTATTACGCATAGCTTCGATTTCGTCAGTTTTTTCCTTCAGATCTTTCTCATATTTTGCTGCAAGTGCTTTAACATCAAGCTCTTTTTGAGCGTCCATATCTTTCTGAATATCAGCCATAAGTTTTTCGGCACCAGTTTCGATGCCAGACTTTATGCTGGATTGTATTTTTTCGGCTTCAAGAGCCTTTGCAGCTTCTACTTCAGCAGCTTTCGCTACCTCTGCTTCTTCTGCAGCTTTTTGCTCGGCCGCTTTCATTGCAATTTTAGCAGCAGTTTCCTCTGCCACTTTTTTAGCAAAAGCTTCCAAGTCGACTTCGGGAGTTTGTGTTGCTTCCGACATATCTATCTCCTTTGAAGAGGATTGATCCTCGCTTTTAAAAGTTTTCTTAAAGTCTTCGTATTCCATTTCAGAATCGAAAGACTTCGCTAGAGAGAAAGTAGCTGCTTGATTGCATGGTACCGATACAACCGATACCTCAAACAACTCAGCGTCCTTAATCATTAATCCATCGGTTTCTTTTACATAGTCAGCATCCTTGACTTTGAAACCGACAGAAAACGCTCCAAGGACACCGTCTTTGATTAAGTTGGCACATTCAGCATGCTTACTGATTTTTGCCTCCATATGTAAGCCATCGTTAGTTTGAGTAACTTTTGTTGCTCTACCAATCGGCTTATTATAATCATGATTAAATAATATAATAGGATTCTTCTCAAAATTTCCTAATCCATTCTTCCATGCGTAGGGAGCAATTGAATCCCCTGCTCGGTCGAAATCTTTTGTACTTGCCATACCACGAACTGTAACAGAACCATCATCTTCCGTTTCTGACTTAAATGTTGAATGTAAGTTAAACACTTTATTCATCTTCTGTTTCCTCTTCTGCGGGTCTACCGCCTTCGCTAGGGTTAGCTGCACTTCCTGCTATATTTTGTGGAACTCGTATTTCGTCTTGCCCGTCCATTTCTTCATAACCTAGCCTGTCTCGTGCTTCATTTATAGTTATAATTCCACCATTTACAAGAGAGCTATAGTATGCTGCTGCATCTCTTAATTCTGGTTGAAGTGCTGCAATATCTGAAACATCTTCTTTTATCATGAACCCAAAATGTCTGCAAAGAGCATGATTCATTTTCTTCACGATTGGCAATATTGTTTCTAAATAATATAGTCTCATATTGGGACGTATATTTGCATTATTACCAGAGTCCATCATTATTGGTGGTATTCCAAGAGCTTTGAGAATAATTGCTTCATTCTTTGTAATTGCATCTTGAAAGTCTAAATCTTTGAAGTTAGTATTCGTATAACTATCTATCTCTATACCACCATCAAGAATAAGAGGTCTTCTGCCTCCTGAATCCGGTCTGTATCTTAATGTCCAGGACTGTATCATTCTTTCTTTTATCTTTTCTGATAAAGTGTTTGGACTTTTGAGTACTAAACCTGGCACAGCTCCATTCTTAAAAAAGTTATCTTGAAACTGTCTCATATTTGACATAAGCTGCATTGTTCGTAGTGCTGGCTTTAGTCTTGACACTCCTCTATAAATTGAATAGAAAGAGTTGTCTTTTACATGTATGATTTCGTTAGGAGAAAAGTCTGTTTTGTTATAACTATACTTCTCAACGTATGTTTGTGTATCACCATGTATTCTTACTTTGTCTGCTGGAAGATGGTATAAATGAGCACCATCATAGTAAATAAAGATATTTCCGTCAAGTAAGTAGTCTGTAACTAATGCTCTTTTAAAAGAACTTATATCCTGAAAAGGATTTGGTTCTACATTCAATAACAGTTCTACTCTTGAACGCTTTACTCCTTTTACGATTCCAGAAGTTTTTAGTGTTCCAACGACTGTCGCAGGTATCTCTGCAACATCGTCTACAATCATATTTACTCCACGATTTACAATTTCTATATTTTCGTAGTAGTATTCGTAA